ACGCCCTACAGGATTCGAACCTGTGACCTACGGCTTAGAAGGGCGTTACATACTGATTTCATTGAGTTTTATATAATTTCATGAGATTTCATCCTTCTGATTTATAAGGATTTATATACCTTGCATGATTTCAGCTAGTTTCATATCATTTCTTCGTTACTTGACCCGTTACTTGACCCGCAAAAAACTCGTAAATGGAAATTAGTTATGGCTAGCGTATTACTGACTGATAGTAAAATACGAGGACTGAAACCAAAGAAATCTGCGTATTATACTTGGCAAGCATCAGCGACTAGAGGAACTGGACGCCTTGGTGTAAAAACATATCCATCTGGAAGAAAAGTTTTCGTCTACCGCTACTTCAAAGATGGAAAAGAGAAATTTATATCGCTTGGTGATTACCCTAATTTATCACTAGCAGATGCTGCAGTAAAATCCGTAGCAGCTGCTACTGAATCATCATCCCTTGAGAAAATTAAATATGAACACGCCACAATAAAACAGCTCTTTGATGATTACATTGAAGATCAGAAACGGCAAGGCAAGCGTTCATATGATAAAACTCAAAACAGACTCAATCAGGTTCTAGATAGCAAGCATATTGATGCAACTATGCCTGCAAAAGATGTTACTCCAGATCATATAAAAAGAATACTTTCTGAGTTTATCTCCCGAGGTGCTTTGGCAGGTTCGAACAAAGTAAGAGCAAACCTACATGCGGTATTCAACTTCGGTTTGTTTGCCGACAATGATCCAGCAAAAATAAACGAGCGCGTTATTTATGGATTGGAACGAAATCCTGTCACAGTGGTTCCTAGACAAAAAGGTGCAGATAAAGCGTTAGATAGATTTTTATCATGGGATGAGTTGAAGCTATTATTAGAGCTATTCAATAAACCCACCATCGAATGTCCTATTAACTCAGATTATGCACGTCTATTTCTATTTTGTGTCTATTCCGCAGGACAACGACCATGGGAAATTATTGCTAATACCCGTGATAATTGGGATAAGAAAAATAATACATTAACAGTACCGCCCCATATTTCAAAAACAGGCGATTACCATGTAATTCCATTGATACAGCCTGCTATTGATATTCTTAATATCCAAGAGCTTTTGTATCCAACATCAAATTATCTTTTCCCTGCTAAAACGAAAGAAGGGCACCTGTTAACATCTGAATACGCTAAACAATTAAATAAATTTTGTAAGAAGAATGAGTTTGAGAAATTTACACCTAGAGATGTGAGAAGAACATTTAAAACATTGGCTGGAGAGATGGGGATTAGTTCTGAGTTAAGGGATATGGTACAAAACCATAAAAGACCCGGCGTTTCTCAGAAACATTATGACAGGTATGATTATTTAAGAGAAAAACGTGAAACGCTTGATACATGGTGTGAAAAGCTATCGTCGCTAAAAGAAGAATAGGGTTTATGTATCTCCCCCTAGCTCCTTATTGTAGGATAGATGTAACCCACAACAAGGAACACTAAAAATGAGAATGACTCTATATACCTGTCACTGTCATAGAAATCAGTTATCATTATTGATCTCTACAAATAAAAGCACAAAAAATGAGCATTTTAGTGCGAAGTAACGTACACTGAATCACGATATCCCTATGATGGGTGAAAGATATGAAAGCTTTTAACGTGATAAGAATGTTTCAAGACACACCAGTACAAGTTACCTGCCCAAGTTGTTCTTACGTTGCAAAATAAAATAAACACAAGCTTAAGAAGAACCTAATCTTATTAGGTCCTAATTGTGGCTACATGTTTTATTTCAATAAAATATAAACACAACTCAATATACCAGTTGTTGCCGTAGAAATTGAACGACAACAACCAGCACATTTATGAATGTATTTTAATAAAGGGTTAGTGTTTTATAATGAAAAAAATAAGAAGTTGCTACACGGAAATTCTGCACCATATCTGAAAGAGCTAAGCAATTTGATTTATATTAAAACTCAAGTTTTGACTAATAACCTTCTCATATACATATCATCAATCATTGATATAACACATTGAACGACAATAACAAGATCGATTTTAACGATCAGTTTACCAACCATCAATAGATTGAAACTATCAAAACCAACGCCATCGATCGAAAAAACCATCTTTACTTAAGTGATATTTGAAATAATAATAACTTAAATTATTTATTTTTATATTTGCCACATCACCATTAAAAAATTTAATATCTTTATTATTTATATATTCTACAAATATAAACCTCACTATAAACTCTATTTAATAGGATTATATATATATTATTATTCAATAATACTTTTCATTTTTTTGAAAAACAAAAAATAACTTAACTTTAATTTAATTTAAAATAGGAATCTTAAATATATGAAAAGAAAAGTTATAGCACTAGCTACTATTCTTTCTGCTGCATTTGCTGGCTCATCTATGGCGTATGACGGAACAATTACATTTACAGGTAAAGTTGTTGATCAAACATGTTCTGTTGATACCCAATCAAAAAATTTAGCTGTTATTTTGCCGACTGTTTCAGTCGCAACATTAAATAATGTAGCAACAACAGCAGGCTTAACTCCATTTACAATTAAGTTAACTGGTTGTTCCACAGATAAAGATGGTGCTAAAAACGTTAAAGTATATTTTGAACCATCCGCTGATACTGATTTAACTACACATAATTTAAAAAATACAGCAACAGGAACTAAAGCAAATAATGTTCAAGTTCAATTACTTAACTCAGATGCAGCAACAACAATCCAGTTAGGTACTGATTCTGCAACACAAGATGTCCATCCAGTACAAATCGACAATGCTAATGTAAACCTTCCATATTTTGCTCAATATTACGCAACCGGACAATCTACCGCTGGAGATGTAAAAGCAACCGTTCATTACACCATTGCCTATGAGTAAGGTTTATTGGATTGCTTTTATTTTACGGGGCAGAAAAAACTGCCCCATTTCCTTCTAGAGGTATTATGTTAAAGTTCATTCTTATTTTCTTGACTCTGTTTGTATCCACAGTGGCTCAAGCCAGTGTGGTTATTATGGGGACCCGCGTTGTTTATCCCGCAACGCAAAAAAGCATTAATGTTCAATTAAATAATAACGATGAATCCCCCGCATTAATTCAGTCTTGGTTAGATACCGGAAACGCAGCTGCAGCACCAGATTCAATTCACGTTCCTTTTATCATTACTCCTCCCATATTTCGTATGGAGCCAAAATCAGGGCAAACCATCCGGATTGTCTATACCGGTGAATCATTACCACAAGATAGAGAGTCTCTTTTCTATTTAAATGTCTTAGACATTCCGGCAAAACCTAAATTGGAAGAAAATTCGGAAAACTCAGAGGGAAATAACAATTACTTACAATTAGCCGTTCGTAGTCGCATTAAGTTTTTCTTTCGCCCTGATAATCTCAACGTAACGCCTGATGATGCTTACCAAAAAGTGACTTGGCATCAGGAAGGAGCACTACGCATTAAAGCGATTAACCCAACACCTTATTACATCACTTACAACAAAATCTCAGTGGGTCAGGATAAACAGCTAACGCCTGTTGAACAAAGTGGGATGATAGCTCCTTTTTCTTCAAAAATATTTTCACTTAAAGAGAAGCCAATATTAACAAATAAAGTCACTTGGGTTGTTGTTAATGATTATGGTGGATACCAACAAGGTGAATCTACTTTGGAATAAGGTAATATAATGAATTTTAATAACCAATTACACCTCATTTCCTATCGTTATTCTCTTCCGTTTTGTGTCGCTTTAGGGATTGGGGTGATAACAACTTCTTCATTCGCTGCTGAAGAAGCTGAATTTGATCCTAGCTTTTTGCATTCAGTACAAGGAAAGAATGCGATTGATATACGTCGCTTTAATTATGGCAACCCTATTCCTGAGGGCAAGTATTACGCTGATATCTATCTCAATAATGAATGGAAAGGAAAAGCTAATGTACAGTATTTATATACTGACAATGCGAATACGTCGACGTTATGTCTAACGCCGGAATTACTTTCATTAATTGATGTCGTCAAAGGCACTGTTCCTGAAAACAGTTATAAAGCCACTTGTTATCCCGCCTCAGAAGGACTCCCCTCAGCAAAATTTCATTTTGATTTATCCACTTTAAAGCTGAATATAGAAATTCCTCAGGCACAAGTGAATACTCGACCTCGAGGATATATTGCCCCTGCACAGTGGCAAAGTGGAGTCCCTGCCGCATTTGTCAACTATGATGTTAACTATTATCAATACAATACTCCGGATATAAATAATGAGCAGACTTACCTTGGGTTAAAAGCGGGACTCAATTTATGGGGATGGGCTTTTCGTCACCGTGGTGGTGAAAGCTGGAATAATGGTCATTCTACCGGATATCAGAATATCGAAACAAATGTGACGCATGATATTGCTCGGTTACGGGCACAATTCACATTAGGTGATTTTTATACGAATGGCGAGTTAATGGATAGCCTTAGCTTACGGGGAATTCGATTAGCATCGGATGAACGAATGTTACCCAACTCTTTACGTGGCTACGCTCCGATCGTGCGAGGCATTGCTAATAGTAATGCTAAAGTTACGATTTATCAAAATGCTAACATCCTTTATGAAACAACTGTGCCTGCTGGCCCCTTTGTCATTAATGATTTGTATCCCAGTGGATATGCTGGCGACCTTCTTGTGCAAATAACCGAATCTAATGGACAAACAAGAACATTTACGGTTCCTTTTGCTTCTGTTGCCCAACTTATTCGTCCCGGATTTAGCCGTTGGCAAATGTCAGTGGGACGCTATCGTTATGCAAATGAGACATATCATGATTTAATTGCACAAGGCACATATCAATATGGTTTGACAAATGATATCACTTTAAATAGTGGACTGACCACAAGCTCAAAATATACCGCAGGATTGGCTGGTGTTGCTTTTAACACGCCGATTGGGGCAATTGCATCTGACATTACATTGTCCAGAACAACATTTAATCACTCTAACGTAACGCGCAAAGGCTACAGTTTACATACTAGCTATAGCGTCAATATTCCGACCACGAGTACAAATATCACGTTAGCAGCCTATCGTTATTCATCTAAAGATTTTTACCATTTGAAAGATGCGCTATTGGCTAATCACAGTGAATTTATTGATGATGTTTCCATAAAAAGTGCCGCATTTTATCGCCCTAAAAATCAATTCCAAGTTTCAATTAATCAAGAATTAGGTGAAAAATGGGGAAATATATTTTTAACTGGTACCACTTATAATTACTGGGAGCATAAAGGAAGTCGTAATGAGTATCAGATGGGATATAGCCATTTTTGGAAAAAACTTGGTTATCAGATTGGCTTTTCTCAATCACGAGATAATGAGCAACAACGCCGAGATGACAGATTTTATGTGAACTTTACGCTTCCTTTGGGAGAGCGTGTTCAAAGCCCCATTTTTTCTACTGTCTTAAATTATAATAAAGGCGAGAAAAACAGCATTCAAACATCCATCAGCGGTATCGCTGGGGAAGATAATCAATTCTCTTATGGTATTTCAGGTAATAGTCAGGAAAGTGGACCTTCCGGCTATGCGATGAATGGAGGCTATCGTTCACCTTATGTAAATGTAACCGCAACCGTCGGGCAAGATACTCAACATAATCGTCAAATGTCATTGGGGGCGTCGGGGGCGGTTGTTGCACACCCTTATGGAGTGACATTGAGTAATGATTTAAGTGATACTTTTACCATTATCCATGCAAAAGGAGCACAAGGTGCGGTTATTAATAATGCACCAGGTAGCCGATTAGATTTTTGGGGTAATGGTATTGTGCCTTATGTCACCCCCTATGAAAAAAATCAAATTAGTATCGACCCCGCTAATTTAGATTTAAATGTTGAATTATCAGCAACAGAACAAGAAATTATTCCTCGTGCTAATAGTGCCACGTTAGTGACATTTAATACTCAAACAGGGAGAAACCTGCTGTTTGATATTCGTATGCCAGATGGCAGTACTCCTCCAATGGCTTCCGAGGTTTTGGATGATCATGAACAGTTAGTCGGATATGTTGCTCAAGCTGGGCGCTTATTTACCCGAGGTCTTCCCAAACAAGGTCAACTTGATGTGATATGGGGACCAAATCATGACGATAAATGCTCATTTACATATCATGCGACACACAATGAAACTGACATGCGGCCTCAAATCATTCCTGTTCAGTGTATACCGCACTCTAATTAGGAACAAAACATGAAAAGAATATTTGTTATATTATTTCTTTTAAATCTATTCCCTAGTCTGGCTGTTGCTGGTGCAGATGACTACGTACCGTCTCCAATAACAATCAACACATCTACCCACCCTGTTGTTGTTATAGGCCCTGCCGATGCCCATACTTACCCTCGGGTGATAGGAGAACTCAGCGGAACAAGCAATCAATATATATTTAACGGTGGTAGTTTAATAGCGTTAATGCGTGGAAAATTTACTCCCACATTACCTAAAATAGGCAAGATTACATATAGCTTTCGCCAAGGGAAAAACACTCAATCTTCCGATTTCGATATATTTGATATTGGAGTCCCGGGGCTAGGTATTATTATTGGTATGGCAGGCTATTGGCCTGCAACGCCTTTGGTTCCCATAAACAGCTCAAGTATATATATTGATCCTGTTGCCGCCAATACAAATCCAAATGCTTATAATGGTGCAACTGGAAGTTTTGGTGCTCGTTTATATGTTGCTTTTGTCGCAACAGGACGATTACCTAATGGGTATGTAACGATACCAACCAAACAACTGGGCCATATTTTATTGGAATCTAATCGGGCAAGTTTGAATAATAAAAGATTAACAGCTCCTGTTATGTTAAATGGAGGGCGCATCCAAGTGCAAAGCCAAACATGCTCGATGAATCAAAAGAATTATGTTGTTCCATTAAATACTGTCTATCAATCCCAGTTCACGTCTTTGTATAAAGAAGTGCAAGGAGGGGAAGTTAATATACAACTTCAATGCCAAGACGGTATTGATGTTTATGCTACATTAAATGATGCGACCCAACATGGGAATCGTTCTGATATATTAACATTAGCAACGGATTCTACGGCAAAAGGCGTTGGGCTAAGATTATATAAAAATAATGAAGTAACTGCGATTAGTTATGGTTCAGACACTCCTAACAAAGGAAATCAAAATCAATGGCATTTTTCAAATTATAGAGGAGAGATAAATCCACGTATAAAATTAAAAGCTAATTATATAAAAACAGAAAATACTATTACGCCAGGAAGTGTAAAAGCAGTAGCAACGATTACTTTTTCATATCAATAAAAATTAATTGAGTTTTATAAGTAGAGTAAAATGCTTTTATAACAAATGCTTTTTACTCTGTTAAACTTAAAAATCTGTTTATTGTTGGAGAATGAAGTTCATGAGTACAATTAATTCCATTATTGCTTATAGAATAAAGCAAAAAAGAAAAGAATTAGGGATGACAGGGAGGGAAATAGCCCATTCATTGGAAATAAGTCAACAGCACTATTCACGTATAGAGAATGGACATACCAAAATAACAGTAGAACATTTATTCTCTATCGCGTTTATTTTAGGTGTCAAACCTAAAGAACTATTGCCTAATTATAAATTTTCAAATGAAAAAGAAATGATTAAAGCAAAACAATCATTATCAGCAGAAAGCATTATGCCAATAAAGAAAAGCGACATGTATCCCACATAAATATAGACAGGTATTCATTTTATTAAAAATAATGTGAACCATTAAGGACATAAAAGGGAATACGTTGCTCTACATGATGTTGCCGATGAGCATCACGTATTCGTTCGCTCACAAAAATCTGTTTTCCCCGAAAACGTATCCCCGTATTGCGCTTGGCCCAATCAATAGGGTCATCCTGATAAGACGCATTCACAAACTGACTTGTTGCACAGACTAAAGGCAAGCTATATGGAGTCTCTACACTCCCCTCCCGTAATAACAATTCCATTGATTTTCCTCGGGTAAAAGGCAAATAGTCCGTATTAAAGACCAGTGTTCCATCTTCACTGTACAGTGATAAACCCCAACGTCTCTTCGGGGTCAAAACCATTCCTGAAACGAAAACACACACATAAATGTCTGTTTGGGCTGAACTGTATAATTGCTTTTTATGCGCTAAATAGCTCACTTCCGCTTGAGGGTTGGTGGCATGATAAAACACAACACACTTATCTAAATGCGGTAATGTTGTTGGCAAAGACCAATAGCGCCCGCCTTCAAGGTGGATTTTTTGTCGAAACACACAATAAGTCATTTGTGTATTACGTGTAATCGCACTTCGAAATCCCTGAAAGGCGCCATACCACTCCACACCATACGTTGGTTTTGTACTATCCGGTAACGGGATACCATAAATATCGACCACCATATTGGCTCTTTTGGCCATCTGTGGGTCTTGAGCCTGAACATTGTCATAAACATACTCATAACGTAATACAGGCCCTTCCATTCGGATATGCGTTATTCCCTGAAAATACGCATAATCATTCACCGCCATATACACAGAAGCCACTCTCGGGATGGCGAACGCCTCATACTCCATGGCTTCATGAATGACTTTGCTCCGTGTTTTTTTCGGTTGTCGATAATGGGGCCAATCTTCTGGCCCTATCTGATAAGAGGTTAAATAACAGAGAATTTGCGTATCACGCGTTAAACGGTAAGGTTTACCGCCTTCAACAGGAAAAATTTCAAGACCATACATAAATCAATTCCCTAGGTAACCGATTTTCATCACAAGGCGTTTTTTCTCATCTTTGACGACCAATTGATTATTGGTGATATTTAATGCCCCATTACCACCCGTAAAGCGGAAAATATTGTTTTTTGCATCCAATAAAAAGCCATTCCCTTTATCAAATCCCGATGATTTAAAATAATTGAGTACCACTAGTTTCTGTATCCACGCTTTATCCATTAAGGCTTCATGAATAACCACCTGTCCATTCTTCACGACAAACGGTGTCACCACTTTGCCATTTAATGACGATATCACCGCAAAGTTTTGGGCATTAACCAGAAATTGGCTATTTCCTTGCGCATTAAATCCTAAGCCAATGCCGGTAATGACTTTATTCCCTTTGCTATCTTGTTGGACTTTCATTGTCCATGATGCTGAAATTTTGCCATTTATGTCTGTGACCACTTTCGAAGTTTGTTCGATTTTGGCTGAACTTGTACCCACTTGGCTTTCTAAACGAGTGACTTGCTGAGCGGTAGAGGTCACTTTACCTGAAACCTCGGTCACTTTGGTTTCAAGTTGGTTTACCGCATTCGCCGTTGCATTAGCTTTCTGTTCGCTCGATTTAGGCACATCATTCGCCACAAACCCTTTCGGTGCCACCGATTGCTTGTTGTTGGTGTAAGTGCTGGTGATGATTTGATGGTTAACACTTTTATGCTTAGTGAGTTGGTATTTAGCGCCTCCTCGCAAATAGATATATTCCACAGAACCATTTATTAATTGAGCTGGTCCCATCACAGGGGATTGATTTGTCCATCGCCAATCAAAATTATCAATGATGCGGTTTTCAGACTGTGTTCCCCATCCAGAACCACTGACTTGCCATTCCACAATCATGGCAAAGCCTTTGGTGCCATGTGTCGCATAGCTGGGTTTATTGTCTCTATATTGCCCTAAAGTTCTAAAAACCTTAAACGCGTAACGACGAGAGGTCACTAAAGGCAAAATAACCGGATAATAGGTGTTTTCATTGAGTTTAGATAAATCTAAATCCACCATCACAGATCCCGTTAAATCGGCTTTCACTTTATCTAATTTGCTGGATAACGTTTGTACCTGAGAGGTTGCGGATGTCACTTTGCCATCAATATTAGATACTCGCGTATTTAACGCATTTACCGCACTACTATCAGCTTTCCCTTTAAGAGTTGAATTGAGCGTTGAAATCTCTTGCGTTTGGGCTTGCTGTTTCGAGGTGAGGGTTTCTAGTGATTTATTAATCGCGGAAACATTCCCATTCATCCGTGTTTCCAATGATTGTCGGGCTTTCGCTTCTGCTTGGTCACCTGTAACTCGCGCTTGCTTCTCAGCGGAGATAAGTCCTGCGGTGACTTTCGATAAATCATTGCCTGTATAATCACCACGAAGTTGTGTAGCTAAGAATTGGCGTTGTTGAGCCTCCGCTTTATCAGCTTCAGCGCGAGCTTGTTGCTCTTGGTTAATTACTGCTCCTCGTGCAACTTGCTCCGCTAAAATCGCATCATGGTTCGCTTTCACTTGCGTATTTAACTCAACAACGGCTGATTGGTCAGCTTTGCTATTTATCTCACCCAATAAGTCTTGTGCGAGTTGGCCTCGGCTGATTTGCCCCGCTAATTCTTCAAGAATTAAATCGGTTTGAGCTGAGCAAACACCAGAAGCCTCCACAAACGGCGATTTGCCATAGCTGTTGATTGTTCGAACATAAAAATAATACGTATGTCCTGCTTTTAAATTCTCTTGCGTCCAGAAATTCCCTTGGCCAACTTTATTTGTTTTGGTGATCACTTCATTTTCAGAAAGATTAGCGAGTTTTTCCTCACTAAACCAAAACTCAAAGGTATAACCCAAGACAGCACTATCACCTTGTTTTGGCGAGACGGTGAGGCTGAACATTCCCGAAGTAACATCAACCTTAATGGGAGCAGGCGGTGCTTGGATGGCAAAATCACTGATAGCGGGTGCCGACATCGCACCAGCCATATTCGTCGCTCTAACTTCAACACGATAAGTCCCTCGTGCTAATCCGTTAATATCAACACGCTCGGCCGGCACCTGAATAGATTGAATAACGTTGCCTTCTTGAAGAATAGTGACGGTGTTATAACGCACATCAGAAGCGATATTCTGCCAAGAAAGTGTACCTTGCACGATGTCACTGACTGCAAGTGGAACAAAGGTAAGATTAATCGGTGAAGCAACACCGCCAGCGGGTAAACTCACAAACGGCGGACGCTCGAAAGGCTTGCCAATCACATCTTCATATAAATAGGCACCATCCTCTTCCAACGTTAAAGCCACACCGTCTAAAGCATGGAAAGACCATTCGGCAATACGAAATTCCAGCCCACTAATCCCCAAAGCCGGTAATTCTAAAAGCACAACTTCCCCGGGGCGATAAGCATAGCCGTCTAAGTTCATCGTGAGTTGAACCCGTCTTCCGGCTTTCTTTTTACGGAGATATTGGCGAGCTAATCGTTGGGCTTGATAAGGGCTGGTGACAAAACGATAGTCGATGTTCTCCCGAATTTCTAAGCCATCCTCTTTCACCCATTCATCCACAATCACAGGCGTGAAATCCGTTTTTGTGTATAACTGTTCGGCATCAATAAACGTGCCATACACCGCATTGGTCGCATCTTTTAACCCTGTTTCAGGGGTACATGTGACGGTGCCAATCAATTGTGATTCGGTGATAGTTTTTATTGCCGGCCCATAATAAGCACCAATTTGAATACCGTGTTTTCCTGCGGTGAATGTCGGTTCCGCGTTAATACATTTGTGCATCGCTTCCAAGACACTCGATGGACTCTCATTTAAGTCATAGGCACCATTAAGGGTATATCGCGACTCAAATCCGCCTTCTGGCAGACTCACTTTTTCATCACATAAATCGGCTGCTTGTTTAAAGCTGTCAAAATCAATATCCGTATCAGGCACTTTTAAATAATGGCGGTAATAATCCAAAATAACTAAAGCCCCATTATTACTCCACACAGTTTGCCCAGTGCGAGGATCAAACAGATGTTTTCCCCAAACTTCACATTTCACATTGGGTAATCCATAAGGGAATTTTTCCTGGTCAAACGTGAGTGTTACACGTAACCAAGCCATACCCCGCCCAATCATATCCTCCTTCCATGACGGGCAATTTTTTAGCATAAAGGGATCGACATCTTCTCGCCCATTATGTAGCTCGATTTCAACAAGTGGCGCCGTGATTTTAACGCTTCCATGAAAAAGTGGAATTTCAATAGCAGTGTATTCACCAAACGTCTCAATGAGATCGTCCCCTAACCAAATCTTCCCGATTTTCTCTATAGGGTGCCCTGCCAGCGCCAATGCCAGTGTGATTTTTTCATTTTCATCTTGTTCCCCCGCCTCTTCTTCGGCAAAGAAAAGCAAACCCGATATCACTGTTTTTCCGACGATCACGGTTTCAGGGGCAGACGATGAACGTAACATCTGTTTGCGTTCACCGGTATCTCGATAATTCATTGACGGAAGTTTTGGCTTAAAGATAAGCGAACCTGCGACTTGAACCGCGACGCCTGCTGCCATCAGCGCCATGCCTATCGCTGAGGTGACGCCTCCGGTAAATAGCCCCGCAATCATTAAGCCAGCACCCACGACTTTTGAAATTAATCCACCACTCCCACCCATTATTCCACTCTCCACGCTTTGATTGGGTTAATCTGCACTGGCTTCACGCCTTGTGGGGTTACCCCCCAATAATGCCCCGCCCAGGCCACGGCTAAACAGTCACCGTCCTCACCTTTAAACAGTACGAGGTCGCCACGCTGAACGCGCTCAATCTCAATGGATTTGAAATAGCGTGATACAGCTTTCTCTAAGGAGCCAAATTTGGATTTGATAAGATTGAAAGCTTCAGCTTTAGTTTTATAGTGATTGAGATAAGGCTTTATTGGCGAGAAACCACATTGTGCGTCAATACATTCCGAGGCAAAAATACAACAATCAAATTCACCCCATGAAAAAGGGCGATTCATGGCCGCCCTGATGGCTTCAGGTAATTTAAATGTCCAGTTGGGTTGTTTCATTATCAAAATGCCTAAAAACAAAAAAGCCGGCATAATGCCGACTTTTATATTCTCTGTTTATCTTTTAACTAAAAACGATAGCCAAGACCAAGCATCCATGTGCCCACTTTAAAAGCATCTAATTTAGTGTATTCGTAAGAAGCATCAATCGCGATATTGGGATATGGGTTAAATTGAAGACCCGCACCATAAGCGAATGCGGATTTACTTTGTTGATTTTCTTTCCCATTATAGGAAAAATTATTCAATGCCACTTCCATTTGTCCATGAGCTACCCCAACTAATCCATAAGCACTTATATAATCGTTAAAACGATAAACAGGTCCCGCAGCCAACGAGTAATAATCTAAATCAATACTCCCAATCTTTCGAGAGTTCCAGTGATAATCATACCCTTGATGCGTATAAACAAAGGAGCCAATCATTCCCCACTGATTATCGAATTCATAACGATACTTAACATTAAATCCTTTGGGTTTCTCTTTTAGTTTATCGCCATCCACTTTAGCATGACTTTGTGCATAACCTAATGAAAGCGTATTTTCACCTACGGCTTGTGCATTTGCTGCGCATAGCGATAGACTCGTCATAATAAGGGGAACTAAAAGTTTTCTACTCATTTTGTTTCTTCCAACAATTATTTATAAATAAATGAAGGTGCATCTTTCTTGCTGCCCCAATAAATCGCCCGTTCAGCCATTTGAGCAACATAGCGAAAGATACGATCACCTTGCCGTCGAGATGACCACGACTCATCGGTGAATCTATCGGGTAACCCAATTGACCATCGCTCGAATCGATTAGAAACATTAACACATACGGCATTTTCTTCGCCAGACACCACATTAATCGATGTGATTTGTCCGACAAATAAGATTTCAGCAAGAAGCGGTTTTCCCTCTTCACCGATGGCAACCATCATCAACCGCACTTCTCGCCCTCGACTTTGCTCATTCATCACCATCCCCACCAGCGATTTATCAAAACCCGCTAATTTAAGCTGTAATTGTGGGGGACTGGTTGTCTTATTTTCTTTTAGCTGACTGATTTCGCCTAAACTTCCTACACCTAAATAGGTTTCCCCCGCAATAATCAGTTGCCCAACACCGGTATGCGCACAGGTGACGCCTGATTTCAAATCGAGTCTGGCGGCTAAAACGATATAAGCCCCCTCATTAATCGCGTTGACCATGGCATCAGAAAATGGATGATATTGCATTAGTACAACACCTCCTCAAAAGATAACGTGATATGGGTATACCCCAAGCGACGATGCTGAAATTTACCCTGTTCATTATCAACAAGCCGAAAAATCCCAAAAGGACGCTCAACCTCAAGAATTTCATTAACAGTAGGTGACGTTCTTAACATCGGCGAAATAAGAATAATGGCACGGCCTTGATTATCACTGACCACATCCGCCACCACCATTTTGAGTTCATTGCCCACAGTTAAGCGATCCCCTTGCTGTAACACGCGCATATTGCGCTTCCAGTCCTTTGTTTCTAGCCGATGACCTAATTGGCTCGGTATTGCAATGCGAGGCGAACCATACCCATAACGCCCTTTTCTTATCCAACTGGCTATTTTGACTCGCCCCGACATCCCATCCAATGAAGCCACCAGCGCTTCTAACTGGCGCGATTTCTCTTCATTTAAATTATTGAATGTCAGCTCACAACGCCAACGACTTCCCGGAAAGCGTACCGTTTGACTACTTCCATTAAATGGTGAGGTAAAGGTTTTGCTGTTACTCAATAATTGCCAGTTTTCCTGCGTGGGGATCACCTCTTTTGGCCATTCAAGAATAGACATTTAAACTCCTAATGTTCTGCGTGCTGCACCATTACTTTGAAAGTCTTGTAACATCATCGCGTGAGCTTTCTGTGCGCCGGCTTCTGTCCCTTGTTGTGCGGCTTCCTTCATTGCCTGCGCAAGTACAGCGTCACCATTTCCTGTCACCGTAATATGATTGACGACCGTCATTTGTACACCACCCGCACGGGCTAACGTCGGTTGCGGTGTAACGGGTATTCGTCCTGCGACCGCCCCCACAAAGCCACCTGAAGCATAACCTTGCGCCGCATGCATTAAGCGATAGAGATTGCCGACACCCAATTTAGCCGTCGCTTCTTTGGTAAAAACAAACTCACCACCATGCACAATCCCTTTAGGCTCAAATTTCCCGCCATGCCCCGTATAACCGCCGTAAGCATGCCCTTTGCTCATCCATCCCATATCAAAGCCCATTGCCTGCCCGCCTGCTTCAATGGCTTTGAAAACCAACATTTTCATTACCATTCGAGTGATATCGGAAATCACCGCATTGGCAAAATCTTTAAAGCTTCCTTTGCCCGTTAAAGCAAAATCGGCTAATGCATCAGACATATTATTAAGGGCATTGGTGGTGACGTTTCTGACGTTCTCCATCACATTCATGGCCGACTCACTGAAATCCGATAAGCCTTGTTTTAATCCCGCCATCGGATCGCCTTTCATGGCCTCTCGCATCCTAAGCTCTGCCTCAATCTGCTGTTTAGTGAGTTCGACATTGCGTTGTAAGTTCGCCAGCTCTTTTTCGCCTAAATCCACACTGGCTTGCTGATACAGCACATCAATCTGACGAAGGGCATTGAGCTTTTCTTGCTCTGCGCGTGATTTTCCTATCAAGGTAGTTTCAAATTGCATCTGCTCAATTTCTTTACCGCGATCATAAGCAAATTGCGCAACCGAGTTTGCTCGCGCTAAATCATCAATGGCTTTCGCTTTTTCTTTTATCGTCTCAATCGCTTTGGGATCGATTTTTAAGATGGCATCAAACTTGTCTTTATTCTGTTTGATATCGGCTAAGGCGGATGTGTATTCATTAAAGGAAGAGGTCGTGCCATACCGCTGAATATTTTGCCCATCCGCAATCAGTGAGGCTTGTTTTTCCTCTAATTCTGTCAAGATTTTGGTGTATTGCTTGGCATAATCAATGGTGGATTTCTTTGGCTTATTTCTTTGAGCCAATAACGCATTTTGTGCTTTAATTTCTTCAGTCAAAGCGACTTCATAACCTTTTTCTTCAGGTTTAATTCCCCGTCTTTTCAGCACATCTTCCGCATTCAACTTAGCCAGCTCAGCAGGAGATGCCTTAGCTTTCATGATAGTACGCCGAGATTCAGCAATAGAATCCTCTATTTTTTTTGCGATGACCTCGCTCATATTGGCTTGACTATTTGCTGCTTCATCTGTCTTATTAATTAACGCATCGAAATCATAACCCAAGTTTTTTAATGTCACCCTAAATTGGTTAATGACACTCTCAGCCTCCTTTACTTTCGATGCATAACGCTGATATTCATCACTTTGCTTACCATGTTTTTCTTCAACCAATGCCAGCATTTGTCGCATACTGGCTCGCTGACGCTCTAATATCGTCAACTGTGAAGCCACCTCCCCCATCGCTGCATCAAGTCCGATTTTTGCTTCTCTTTGATTTTGCGCGATTATCTCTTTATAACCTTCATGGTCACCCGTAAAACTCAAGTAACTCGAGGCATTTAAGCTCCAACCGGACTTCGAGTCTGCTGCCAATTTTTTAGCTTTTTCTAACGATCCTTCAAATTTTTCAATCTGAGCATCAATACCTTCAGATAATTTGCCTATATTCGTCAGCAATACTTGATTATTCATTGCTTTTAAGGCTTCTGTTGATGTATCTAGAGCATTGGCAAATTCGATCGATTCTCTTTTAGCTTGTTTGATATGTTCGCTATATTCATAGACGCCCATTCCAACAGCCGTTATTGCCGTTAACGCCAGTCCAACAGGGCCACCAACTAATGCCAATGTCCCACTCAACGCTCTTCCTGCGACCGTGGCTTGACGGCGTGCCGTCGTTAATGCCCGCTGTGTCGCCGTTTCTGCTATCAGTGCTTGTTTGTATCTTAAAGAGGCTTCCGTCGCTAACGATTTTGTCGCAATCACTTTCTCTAAGGCATAACCTTCTGCCGCGGTTCCTTTCGCCACTTGATAACTCATTTTTGCAGAATTCAATGCCGATAATGCCGCCTCTTTATCCGCCCATGCCTTCCTCACGGCACTGGTTGCTGCCACACTGTTTGCCTCTGCACTCTGTAATGTGGCTTTGGCTTCATTCAATGTGGCTTGATTTTTTAAGTAAGTGGCTTTTGTCCATTGAGAAAGCTTGGCGACTAAAGCTGTAACTGCAAGTCCTTCTGCGATTTTAGCCACCGTCGATAAGTGATTAGAAAGTCCCTCTAAGCCCGACGTTAAAAGCTGAGTCGCACCTGTACCTTGATTGGCTTCACCAACAAACCTCGTCATTGCTGATTGTAAATTAGTAAAACCTTGACTAACGGTTGTCACACTGGAAGCAAACTTCTGATCAACAGAATTTTTGACTTTCTCCAATGCCTGAATGATTTTATCAATCGCCATTTCACCGTCTTGGGCTTTCTTTTTTAAATCCCCCATGGAGATCCCCATGCCTTCTGCGATGACCTGTGCTAAACCAGGGATTTGCTCGATAACAGAATTTAAATCTTGCCCACGTAACTGACCTGCTGCTAATGCTTGGCCAAACTGAGTTAACCCCATTGCAGCAGAGGCAGCACTGGCTCCTGAAAGAGAAACCGCTTTAGAGACGGTTTCCGTAAGTTCAGCGACTTTCTGCTGGCTTAATCCTAGACGATCGGCATTATCCGCAAAACGTTGATAAACCTGTGCTGTGGCATCCAATGATTGATAGGTTTTTTGGGCAATATCATAGACGGCTTGTGTGGCTTTATTTAACTCGATAGAACTTTCCGTCACCAGTTTTAAGCGGTTCTGTAATTCTGTCCAACCATCGGCATAATTAATCACTTGCCGTACAGATAATGCACTTGCTGCGACGCTCGCAAAACGGGTAAAGAGTGCCGAGGATTTTGCAGTTTGCGATACCATACGCTCTTGCTGTACGGTGATAGCTTGAAGACTGACGCGAATACTTTGCCCAAATTGTTCTGTTTGGCGCTGGCTACGGTTGATCGCATTTATGAAATTTGCCGTATTCAGCGTCAAATCGATATTTAGTCTCCCCAATGCGCCAGCCATAAAAACTCCTTAAAACAATAAAAAAGCCCCAAAAAAGGGCTATCGATTAGCTAATACACTCTCAGTGACATTATCCCACACCTCTTCTTCCGTGATTTTCTTCTTCCACATCGGCATAAAATCCATCAATTCAGGCGGAGACATTTTCGGATCACGATTTATCATCGCGAGAAGATGCGCCACTTGTGCCATCCGATAATCCTCTCGCCATAAACCAAAGGGTTGTTTGCGATAAAAGGCTTCATATTCACACAAGTGGCTTTCAGGCATTTGCTCTATTTCCGCGAGCGTTTTTCCCAGTGCCAGCGACAATATCAGTTGGAATTGTCGCCGTTCTCCAAGTTTTTTTCGCTATTCCCCGCTTCTGCTGTAAACACCGCATTAGAGAACCCTTGTCCTAAACGATTAAGACCTTTTAAGTCTTCTTCATTTTCAGCATCAAAAAGCAGTTCCCCTTTTTCATCACACAACTTAAAAGCCAACATTCTGGCGACATCATATTCATCGTAGACACGATTTATCGCCTCGTTAAATTGTTCGGGATCGTCTTCATCTAAATAAATGTCCTGCGCCTCGGCAAGCTTGATTTTAATTTGACGAAGTTTGCGCTGAATGTAATTCATGGTGCCAACATCCAGCTCTTTGACATAAAAGGTGTTGTCTAAATAAGTAAAAGGCGTCACTTTCAGTGCTTGGTTTAACACTAATTCACGCAATAACGCGTTAGACATAATTACTCCTAAGATTTTTTATCGAGAAGGGAGAAGAGAAATAATGAGGTGGATGAATTAAGGGTTATTTCTTCGCATTCAAATAATCACGGCCAGACAATTTAATCGAGATCCCTGAATCCATCATTTGCCCTACACTGCCATCAATGTTCATGCCCGTTTCGACGGAGCCGTAATAAAACATGGAGCCTTCATCTCGCGTTAAGACCATTTTCACCGCAAATTTTTCTTTGCTGTTTTCATATTTACGCAAGAGTCGTTGCACATCACTGGAGCTATACCGTAAGAAAAAGGTCAATTTAATTGAACCGTATTCCGTATCACCGGATTCATATTCCTTGCCATCACTGCAAATGGTGGTGACATCGATTTGTTCAGTTGTTGAGCCATCTTTACTGAAGCTTTTTACGGCACAAAAGTTATTAGACCACTGAATACGTTGTGCTTTGGCGTTTGCAAAATCCGTGGGTAACGTTTTATCACTCCAATCCACTTCGTCGCACAGGGTCACTTTGTTGCCATCAACCTGTGCAACAGGAAAACGTCCATCTAACTCCCCGAGTCCCGATAACATAATCATGTCATCGGCTTTCAGCTTATTATTGGCGATGGTAATAGTTGCCGGTGATAACGTCGCTTCCGTCACGGTCATCGCCTCTCCTAAGCCGGTTTGCACAAAGATCTTCGTGCCGAGGAAAGGCGTCGCTTTATGGTTTTTTGACTTTGCCATATCCATTCCTTATTTATCTGATGAAATCATTAATTCAAGAACAAGCCGATGCAATTTGACATCCGCTTCATACCCAAAGACCGCATTCACCCGTTGTGCAAATGGGATTGTCGCAACAATCTGAGCCTCAATTTTTTTACGCAAGACCATAAGGGGTTGTGGCTGCGGCGCATACACATCAAGTTGCACGCGATAGTTATCTAAATCCGCATCCTCCAGCGCACTGTTAGGTGTGATACTGGCAAATTGGATCACAATGGCGGGATAACGCCCTTTGCCTTCGGGTAATACCTGAAAAAAAACCCTTCCATCGACAAGCGGTGAAAGGGTCTCTTTTAATTGCTGTATCATGATCTCTACCTTGTTTTTTCAATATCCTCTTTGAGTGTTTGAACAATCACTTTAGCCGTCGCTTCCTTTTTCGCCTCAAAGCTGAGGCGCATAAACGGTTGTGCGGGCATCTTGGCGGTACCAAACTCGACAAACCACCAATAAAACGGATCATTTGGGTTCAATGCCGCACTTTTTCCCGTTGCCTGTTTAAAGGCAGACACTTTTTTACCCGATAATGATTTCACCCAAATACGCGTTTTGACTTGTCCATTGCGCTGCACTTTCGTTTTAGAACGAATATTGCGCTTGATGGTGCCTTTACGTCGATGCGGTACCGTTTCCTTAAGGATAGGCACTCGATGTTTGATTTCCTGCTTTAACGCCAAAGCCCCTGCATTCATTGCCTTACGCGCACTTTGATTTCTGGTTTTACGGGCAATGTCTTGCATTCGTTGAGCAAGTTCAGACAATCCACTGATTTTAATTTCACCCATCATTCACGCCCTCTTTGCACATCAATTGAAGCTCACGATGACGCTCATCAGGGTCAATAATCGAAATAATATTAAATATTCGCTTACCCCATACAATACGCATCGAAGTATCAATATCAGCGATATAGCGAATAAGAATTCGCGTTGTGGCCTCACTTTGTACTTGCTGGGCTTGAAAATATTCCCGTCCTTGATAAGGCATGATCGCTGCACGTACTTTTGTCGCATGATCCGTCCAAATCACATCACTGCCACTGATGGCATCGGGCGCTAATACTGATTTTTGAATATTAATGGTGTGGCGTAATCGTCCTGCACGCATAAAACCTCCTACAACCCATAAATCCGGTAAGGTTGAAGTAGTGCGGTGACCGCAAAAGGTTGTGTAGAAAAAGCTTGCCCCGAAATTACCCCCTCACGATTTTCATACCATTGCGCAATTAATAAGAGCATTGCCGCAATCACATCATCCGTTAAGAACAAGGCTTCAGGATCTTCTTGTGCTTTATCCATCTCCTGAGTTTTATGTAATGTTCGACGCGTGTAATTTTCAACATATTTCACAGCGGAACCGATATACAGCGTCAATAAATTATCGTCATCCGTAAAATCAGGATCGATATTGCAATGCTGTTTCACCAATTCGAGAGAAAGCATTATTTCTCCTTTTTCGCCTTAATATTTCTTTTCGGTTCAGGTTCGGGTTCAGTAACAAGATGTGTTTCTTCCTGTTCTTTGGCATAACCTTTTTGGATTAACTCCCGTCCATGTTGCTCTAAGGTATCAATCTGCTCGCCTTCAAGCACCACTCGTCCCTCAAAATAAATGGCTCGTAAGATGACTAATTTCATATCACCTCCAAAGAAAAAGCGGTCATAAAGACCGCCTTAGTTACATTAATCACTTGACGTTGCTACCGTAAAATCACCGTAAACAAAGGCTTCTGGACGTTTGATCGCCAAAGCAAGACGCTCTTCACAACGAATAGAGATCATGTTTTTCTCAAAATCATCGGCGTTTTCCGTTGAAATCACCACATTCGTTTCTTCGCGATCAAAGAGCTGTGCACCCGCATTAAATGCCCCTGTTAAGAATTTCCCTTTAAACGCGGGAGTTTCTGTTGCCACAACCGGTAATCCCCATAAAGTCGGCCCTGTTAATGCGGAAGGATTAGCCAAAATATAGCGCCCCAAAGCGTCTTTGGTTAGTTCAATTTTCGCCCAGTCAATAAAGTGTAAAACGTGACCAGAAGCAGGGAAACGCGCCAATTGAGCTTGAAGCATGGCAAGCCGTAAATCATCGATACCATTTTGTTTTTCAACCGTAAAGGAGGCTTTATATTGAGTGGCTTGTGGGATAATGCCGTGCAAATGAGCCCCAGATCCATCACCAAATAAAATTTCTTGCTCTTCAACAAACTTCAATCCATAACGCATTTCTGCATCAATCAACGACTGCAACTGAGAAAAATCATCTAAGATTTGTTTAGACGCTTTAAACATATGAGCAATCGTCGTCACTGGCGTGATTTTGGTCGCAAAGGCAATGTCGCTATACGGCTTAGTGGTATTTTCAGGCGCAACCGCCGCCTTGTTGGTAAACCCCGTTTGCTGAACCCAGAAAATGGCGGGAGATTGCGTTTTACCTGACGCAATTAAGTCACGAATAAAAAGTCGTTGTTTCGGTGCAACATCGATACCCGACAATCGTTGTGGTTCAACCACGCCTTCGGCAACGCCCGTAGATGTTAATGCTGCTTGAACAGGAATTGAAACACGTTTGCCCCCTTGAATGCTGGAATTGATCTCTTTTAATACTTCAGCCGAAATCACTTGTTGACCAACACTTTTTACAACCTGCACCGCATTATTGAGTGGCATTTGCGCAACATGTTGTTCTAAATCCCCTAATGCGGCTTTCAGTGTTTTTTCAGATTCGCGTAGCGCATTTAGCTCAGTTGCCATTTTGTCTACGGCATGTTTCGTTTCTTCATTTAATCCACCCACTTTCTGCGCTTCTTTTAACGCTTCTTCAGCTTTGGCATTAAAATGTTGATTGGCTTCTTCAATTTTTGCCGATAGGTTTTTTAATAATTCATTTGTCTCTGACATAGTCACTCCAATTACTTAACGCAGGCAAAGGCGGTCACCGCCTCCTCCAATTTTGACAGGATTTCAGGATTAATATCGCAGGTAGCGCTTGGCATACCATTAGATTGGGAAGTAGCGCTCGGCATACTTCGGGTTAATGCACTAATTAGTTTTCGTCGTTCAGCACGAGGTGTGTTGGTTTTGGCAAGTAGCGCATCCAGTTTTCGGATCGCGGCTTGGGGACTTTCATCACCTTCGTCAATCACATCGGCAGAAAGTAGGCTGTCCGCAAATCCCTTTTCTATCGCTTCACTCGCACTGATATATGTTTCGTTGTCCATCATCTGACTCACCACGTCACTCGATTGCCCACTGCGTGCAACATAGATATCGGTCATCGAGGCATCAAAAGGGGCGAGATCATGAGCAAGTTTTGCAAAGTCGTGACGATTTCCTACCCCCATTGCCCAACAGTTATGGATCATTAAAAAGGCACCGCGCCCCATTTTTATTTCATCCCCTGCCATCGCAATAATGGACGCAGCGGAAGCGGCAATGCCCAAAATATTGACCGTTACCTTGCCACTGTGAGCACGAAGCAAGTTATAAATGGCCAACCCTTCAAACATATCGCCCCCTGGACTATTGAGGTTAACGACAATATCTTGCTCACCAATGGCACGAAGCGCGGCGGAAATCCGTTTAGCGGTGACACCTTCACCCCAATAATCTTCTCCAACGACGTCCAATATCGAAATCGAGTTATCCGCACTGGATGCCCGAATACGGCTATTCCATTTATCCAGTGCTTTGGGTTTCAGCTCATAGCGAATCAATGCGCAGGGGCGATCCTCCAGCGCGACTGGCAACTGATTTTTTTTCATAACGATTACTCCTCGGGACGAGGTGGATTGGATTGAGATGGGGTTACAGGTTCACCTTCAGGAAATAACCAGTTAGTGATCTGCGCTTTGAGCTTTTCAGCTTCATTGTTCGTGATGTCTTTTCCGAGCTGATCCAGTGGCGTTAAATTAAGCTGAACCGTATAAATATCGCCCCCTTCAATAGGCGGTAAATTCTCTAACCGTCGAACATCATTTCGGCTCATCCAGCCATTTTGTAACGCTGTTGTGTAATAAGCTGAACGTCCTGCACTGTCTGCACGTAATAAGCCCTCAACAGAAAATTCCGCATAATAATCATCATCACTGTCGAGTAAACAACGATTAATTTCTTGCTCAATATTGACCAATAAGGGACGTAGTGTATTGGTCAAAAACTGCATATTCATCCCTTCCACACTGGATGCCCAACTACTTTGCTTATCGGCATGCCCCACCATAAAAGGTGGAACGCGAAACCAACGGCAAATTTCCTCAATGCTAAATCCGCGACTTTGTAATAATTGCGCCGTTTCAGGGTTCATGGTGACATTTTGATAAGACAAATCCGCTTCAAGGATCATCACCTTTCCGGCATTTTTTGAGCCGGTAAACGTCATTAAATGCTTTCTTAGGCGTTCTCGTTGATCGGCTTTCAAGGCATTCTTTGACGTTAATAATCCACTGGTTTGTAACCCATTTTCAAACACTTTTCCGGCCGCTTCATCCGTCGATAACGCGGTACCAATCACATCACGCCCAATCTGGATCGGTATCATTCCGCACACACCATCCATACCAAACCCTCGAATATGCATCATATTTTTAACGGGAATAACCCGTTTATTCGATTTAGGCATGGTATAGGTATATTCCAATTGCCCATTTTCCAATCGTTTCACCGTCATGTTTTGAGGTAATAACGGTTGAAGAGAAACCAACTTTTTCCCGATATAACATTTTTCAATAAACGCATTTCCTCTTAAACATAAGCTGGCAACAACCATCAACATAAAGCGAGAAGGCGTCATTTCTGCATTGGGTTTTCGGCATAATACGGTGTAAGCGGGATGATGTTTCGCCAGTTCGCGCGAGCCATCCGCCTTCGTTTGATAGATTTTCAATGGCAATGTCGAAATAGATTCACTGAGTAACCGAACGCAAGACCATACCGCAGACAGCTGTAATGCATTATCTGCGGTGACCACCTTGCCACTGCTACTCTTTCCAATCCATTCTTCCCAAAAGGCGCCATCAGTTAAACTAATGGGTATCCCCATCCAATTGAGGATCGCCGATTTTATTCGGCTCTTTTTTTTCACGTTACGCATTTAGATCCCCACAATAATTGGGTTATCAAAGAAACCATCAATATCCCCTTCATCCTCGAATTCCCCTTCAGAAGCCCCAATCGCCATTGCTGATGCCACCACACCATCAATTCGACCGGTGCTTTTTTTCTTAGCAAAGACGCGGTTATCTTTTTGGTCAGCCTCAAGCACAGCGGATGCAGCATTCCATCTCAAACAAGGATTGGCGTGGATCTCAATCTTCTTGTCATCAATGAGCTGTTCAAACAGTTCGATAGAGTGTGGCATCCATAGCCCTGAATCTTTGGCTTTGTAAAATCCTTGTCCATGTTGGATTAAGGGAACCGTCACCCCCACCTCATCCAGTTTGGGTACAAGGTATTTAATGCGATAAGGGTCAAAGGCAATGGCTCTCATGTTGACGTGCATCACCATCTCCGCAATGCGTTCTGCCACAAATTCATATCTCACCGCATTCCCTGGCGTGGTATGCATAAAACCTTGCCTTACCCATAAGTCGTAAGGCACTCGGTCGGTTTTCGCTCTATCCAATAAGGTGTCTTTGGGTGTCCAAAATTCGACATAAAGACGTTTAAGGCGAGGAAAATACAAGGCTAATGCGGTTAAATCTTTGGTTCCCGATAAGTCCAGTCCGCCATAACACTCTTCACCTTGAAGATCATCGAAGGTGAACGTATTTTCACACTGCATCCATGTTTCACTGTTAATCCACGGATTATCGGCATCCACCCACTGACAAAAATTGAGCCGACGCACAATGCTTTCTTTCGCGGGCATACCTCGAGCTTGTGTCACTTGCTCGCGTAAATAGCGATCAGAAAAGGTGTAGCCCAGTGACGGATTGGCTTTCCCCCAGCAAGACTCATCCTTAAAGGGATCATCACCTTCATCCAGTGAGCAAATATAGGAAAAAAAGCTGTCGTCTTCGATAGTGCCTTCGGCGACTTTTCGACCGTATTCATGGTAGTCATAACACACACTGGTTTTATCATGGCCACTGTTGGTGATCATAAATATCAAGGCTTGTCGCCGACCTTTTGTGCCCGCTCGCATCATCTCAACGGCAGTATTATTTTTGTGCTCATGAATTTCATCAATCAACGCACAATGGGGACGAGGCCCTGATTGCCCATCATCTGAGCTAATTGGGCGAAAGAATGAACTCGTTTTCAAATAAGCCAAGTTCCACTCTTTGCCTGTTCCGCCTGATTTGGTGATCCGCTGACTTAATGCGGGAGATTGATCAACCATCGCCACCGCATCACGAAACAAAATCATAGCTTGGTCTTTTTTCGTGGCCGCCGCATACACTTCGGCACGCGGTTCACTGTCGGCGACTAAACAATACAACCCAACGCCACCTGCCATCGGGGATTTTCCTGAACCTTTGCCTGATTCAACGTACACCATGCGAAATCGGCGTGTGCCGTCTGTCATTTTCCAGCCAAAAATGGAGCCAATCACAAAGCATTGCCAAGGCAATAAAATAAACGGTTTGCCTTCATGCTCCCCGCCATTGAGCTTTAAGACTTTCGCAAAAAAATCGATCACTCTTTTGACGGCTTCGACATCCCAGACTAATCCCCGTTGCTCGGCTTCGTTTAAATCTTTGAGATGACGCGCACAAGCATGACGAATATCAGGTCCCGCTAAAATTTTGCCTTGATGCACGTCTTGCGCGTATTGCGTTGCGGGATCAACCGAAATATTGGTTGAGCGGATCTTCCTCTTCTTCTCCACCATCCATCTTCACCTTCGAACGAGCGGCGGGGGTTAAACCAAACTCGACTAAATAACTTTTAAAAAGACCGTCTTTTTTGTCCAACATGGCAACCGCTGGATTCGCTTTAATTAAAAAATCCCCTAATTGCGTTTTTGTGGTGTATGTCTTACCTTCAATGGCAATGGTGTCTCGCAATTGAAGAATATCGGCGTAGATATCACACAGCCGTTCTAATGCCAGCGTGTCAGCCACGGTTAAAACGCCCATCCCATCGAGTATTAAGGTTAATTTTGCCCACGCCATTTTCCCCCAATCCGTTAAATGTTCGGGTGGGCTTGGAATTTCACGTTTGGGTTGGGGTTCTTTATCGTTGAGTTTTCGTTTTCCCGGATTACCGGTGACCACCTTCAAGTGGGTCGGTTTCGGGCGTCTTCCTGCCATCGGAACCTCCCAGAAAAAAACTTTTCATTTCGCGGTTGTGCACACAAATGAGGGCGCTAGGTAATCAGGGCGAAAGTGTTTGAACTTTTACCCCGCCCCCACCCGTTGTTATTTCAATTTAGAATTATTTCAAATGGATATCGGGTGCATTCATGATCATGTCATTAGTGCATGTCAGTGTGACTGAGATATCAACTTGTTTACATAATCCATCAGCGGGTGGAAGAACAACTAACTTTTGATTACTTAACAACTCACCATCAACACTTAATGCATGACCAACGAAGCGACCGCCACGAAATAGCTTGGATAACTTCACTTGTTTTTGATTACACATCGTTATTTATTCCAATGAGAGTTCGGATCGAGTGGAATGCCATCCGCATTACAGCCAATGACTTTGCCACTCTTTTCGATACGTTGTTTGGTTGAGTTATGATGCAGTTCGCATAAGCTTTGAAAGTTCTTTGTGTCCCAGAATAAGGCCTGAGCTTTTGCGATACGTTCTTTATCACCTGATTCAAGCGCTTCTTTAAGACGATGCGGAATAATGTGGTCAACTACTGTGGCAACAGTAATGCGTCCTTGCTCTTGGCACATGACGCAAAGTGGATATTCATTAAGAAATGCTAATCGTACCTTTGCCCAGCGACCACCATAGACATTGCGTTTTTTCATGTTTTGTTTCTGACAACATCAGCTTCTATTGATGATTGCTTATTGCAGGTAATAATTCCTTTGAATATAACGTCACTAGACGTACTAAAACCTAAAGAATTATCGCTACTAATAACATAATGTTCATAATCAGCCTTATCCGCCCATTGATTATGAGTGGTTGCTAGTGTGATGATAGTTTGATTTATTTTATGTATTTTTTTTAGCAATTTAGCTGGCTTATCAATACTATTTAAATCGATGATTTTTGTGTTTCTTGGATCTGTATAAGGAAATTGCCCTGAATGACAAATCGCTATGAATTCTTTATATAGGTTGCTTCTCTCTTCAATTAGCTGCGATATTTCTTTTTGCAAGTAAACACAATGACCTATTGCCTCATAATTAATCTGTTTGTTTGACATAATAAACTCCAATAAAAAAGCCATTAGGGCCTATTCATCGTTAGATATTAATTAAATCAATATCCTCAATTTTAAGGAACGCTATTCAATACCAGGAATATAGATTTGAGCTTCTTTAAGAATTCGTTCCCTCGCTGTTAGTAGTAACTGCTTTCTACCACCAACTCCCCAGTTAGCCATCGTTCTTGCACAGTTACTTATATTTTTAGTTTCGGTATTAATGACATGATCTAGCTTGTTCAACTTAGACATGACATCTAATCCCTTCCTCGTAGCCTCTTTAAACGTGTTGTAGACAAGGATTTCAAATTCTGGCTTTAACCAAGCTGCATATCTAATAACGACTAACTCTAAAGCCCAAGTTCCCTGGTTGAGTCCACCTTTAATCACTTTAACCGATGCACTTTTTGTTGCATCGCTTAAAGCGTGAACAAATCGCCTTACTTGACGACTTTTCAAAAATGCACCAGGCCTTTGTGATTCCGTTGCTTTACCATCCGCAACAGCGGCCGCATGAAGATCATTTAAATTATATCTACCTTCACTATCAACACGGACAGACACACCATTAATACTTACTCTTGGATATTGCATAACGTATTACCTTCATTTGAAATGAACCCTCGTTCACATAGAAAATCAGCCCGTCGAAGCTCGCCAGCTATAACTGACTTTCTCGAAGGCTCATATCAAAGTGATTGGATTCGACGTTTTTGAATTGCTCTGTGAATGAGCGATGAAATGCGTATAAAAAAAGCCACCAGCGGTTAACTGATGGCTATCCATATACGTCACTAAATAAATGACGTTTGTAGAATTAAATATATTGATGTCTCTCCATCGTCACGCCCCTTCTTCTACCTACAGCTGACGTTGCTGATAATGACCGAAAAATAACAAAACGGTGGTATTCGTTGTTTTTGACTCTCACTATGCGCTCTCTATCGAGAAATAAAATAGGTCATGGCTAACATAGGAGACGGCGACAACGCGACGCTTTCTATTTCTATTGGCATTGAAATAAGAGTAGCGGTATGATTTATAGGTATTTATTTTTCGCTTAAATTTAGCCCCACGGTAAACTCAAACTCGCAGGGTTATTTTATTTGTATTCAATAGTTAATTAAAAAAACAATTGAAAGTATTCAATTCGCTTATTTGCTTAACAAAGCGATACTGAATTAATATCACTATATTCCTCTTGAGAAGTTCTTTATTTAATTTTGTCCATGCGTGATGCTGGAACTTATTTTTCATCTCTAATGTGAGAAGCCTCACACAAATAATAAATTTAACTCATATTTCTTCTTTATATAAAAATAAGTTGAATATTTTTACTAATATTAAAAGTTACTAAAGTAAAAATTTATTTACTCTTTTATTTTATCCCATTTTATTTTTATTAATAGTGATTAGTCTAATGGACAAAATTTACATTGCATCATCTAAAATTATTTCTGTTGCTTACGATTATCAAACTAAAATGCTAGAAATCGACTGTAAACATGGAGAACAATATCGATATAAGGAAGTACCATTCAGTATTTACCAAGGTTTAATGGCATCAAATTCTAAAGAAAAATTTTTTCATGCCATGATTGAACATAAATACTCTTATAATTAAATAACCTTATAGTTACCATTTAATATTATTATTCTTATTTTTATCACAAAAAATATCTTTTTTAAAAGAAAACAAAAACACAAATAAGAATCATTCCATCTGACTTATTAAAACTATTTAGCAAATTAATGTTAAGTATATTGTAACCACTTATTAAAATAATATTTTTGCCGCACTATAGGTATATTCACTTATAAGTGCTATCTTTATTAGGATTGATATTTTTTCGACAAATTTCAGTTTTGCCCTCGTACTCTACGTAGGGCTTTTTTTTAGTTCACACACTCCACTCTAATGTAATTCTGCAACCCTTTAATCATTTGCTCTGACTCTGCAATTCGTTCTCTGAGTAACCAATAATTTCGGAGAGCGGTGTCAGTAGGTCGGGCGGTGGTTGCATAAGCCAAGCTGGTGGAGGGAGTGGTTTTGACTTTGGGACACTCGGCTTTGATGTACACCCGCTCAGGATGACGCTCGCTAATATCACGCAAGCGACTAATTTCATTCTTGGCATTCGCTAACTCCTGCGTATATTGAATATCCAGTTGGTTTAACCGCATTATGCGTGCTTGATAATCAGTATTAATAGACTTCTGCTCTTCGAGAGCTACTGTCAGTTTTTTGTTGGTATCTGTCAGTGAATTAATCCTATTAGCTTGCCAATTAATCACCCAATAGCCCCCCACAATGATGCCTACCATCACAATGACAGCATAGAGTTTCCCATATTTCATGATTAATACCGATGATGTGAGAGTGCAATCTGACAGCGTTTTTCTAAACTCACTGGGTCTTTAGTACATGAGTTATCAATCAAGAGATAAATACCACCAGCGACTGTAATGAGTAATGCAAGGATAAAGCTGATAATGACGATTAAAGTTTTCCATGACATAGTGCTGACTCCGCTTCTCGTCGACTGACAAGCCCTCGCCAAACCTTTCCACCTGCATATACCCAACGTTTTATTTCTTCACAGGCACCCGCTCTATCACCGGCGTTTAGCTTCTTGAGTAATGTTGAGCGAGAAAATGCGGTAGCACCCACATTAAAAGCAAAGGAATATAAAGCGGCTTTGGTGTAGTCATCGAGTGGTACTTTGATTAATGCATCGACTTGCTGTTGTGTCTTAATAAAATCGTTTTGTAATAACGCATCACATTCTTGTTGTGTGTATCTCTTACCTTGAATAATGTCTTTGCCTGTATGCCCATAACAAACTGTTAGAACACCCGCCACATCACGATAAGGTTCATAACGCACACCTTCAAAATGGGCTATTACTACTAACGCGATTGCTGTGGCTCCCGCTGTTGTTAGCGCAGCTATTTTCTGTTTGAGAGACATTAAATATCCTTTGGCGCTTTCACCATTAATTCAGCAAGCCTTTTTAGGGTTTCAGTTGGGTTTTGTGGGTCAATATGTTGAACAAGCTCTTCAAATAATTGAGTGCGTTTTCGCTGTTCTCGACGAGTCATAAAATAAGTAGCTAAACCCAGAACCATGCTAAACGCCATCCCAATAACAAATCCCCATTCATATAATGAGAGGCTGGCAAAAAAGGCCGTTAGGCCTGCTGTTCCATAGGTTACATTGGTTAATTTTTCCATACGCATAGTCACCCCCAAAGGAGTGTCCGTTGATGATGAGTGTGAGAAAGTTAAAAGTGAAACGATAAAAATTAGGCGGGCATTGATACTTTAAGTGCCTTTAATAAACCTTCAGGCAACTGTTCTTCCAGTGACGCATTAGAAACAATCACAAGACCATACATAGATATCCATGTATTCGTTTGTTGTAAGTGTCCCTGAATAAATTGCTTCGCTTTCTCTAACAAATAAACACAACTCTCTTGTGTGTTTTTACGCCAATAGGATTCAATCGCCACCAGCAATGGAGCACCAGCATTACCAATTTTTTGCAAGCCGATTCGATATTGCTTTTTACCTGCGGGAGACGTTGTGCAAATTAATTGTGTCAGTTGTTGAGTTTCACCATCAGCCGTATGGATATTCGCCGTTAAAATGATAGAGGTGTTCTTTTCACTGTCTGTTTCTGAAGCATAGTGAAGACTAAACTGTAATTCGTTTATCTCTTTTGGCATGATGCGCACCTTTTATTGATATATGTCATATTTAGACAAGAAAAAAACCACTGTTGTGGATTCATATAATTGATATTTTAATGATAATAATTATCATTACAGCACATATCTGGTTTTCCCTGATATTGATACATTGTTTTATTGATAATTTATCTCGTTATTAACACTATTCCCGAGAGTTTATGCCGACATAACTCCTAGCGTGTCGGCTTTTTTTTATATAAAAAAACCCCGCCGAAGCGAGGTTTTATATATTCAACTATTTAATGCTTAACTCATTTGAGCTGTCATCACACTTTTGCAAAAGATACATTTTGCGCCATGTGGATTGTTCACTGTGACATCAAATTGTGATGTTCTATATTGTGAACCGCTACAACAAGGGCATTTAAAATAGAGGCGAATAGTAATAGCGCCTTTAGAGAGCCACCACGTTGCCTGCTGCTGGACCTTTCATACCATTTTCAATGGTAAATGAAACTTCTTGGCCTTCCATCAGAGATTTGAAGTCATCACTTTGGATTGCAGAGTAATGTACAAATACATCTTTACTTCCATCTTTAGGGGTGATGAAACCAAAACCTTTATCATCGTTAAACCATTTTACTGAACCAGTCATTGTATTAGACATAGAATTTCCTTTAATTTATTTAATTTGCCATAAGGCATATGAGGGTTTGTTTTTTATTTTTACTTATGGGAATTAATTAGAAGGAATTCGCAATGAAGTGGTATCGAGGATAACGCTAAACGGTGAACAACTTTAAACTGACTAACATAAATAGGCCTGTACTTCCAAACCAGTGATGTCATTAAGCCATAGATGAACTCAGATAGCAAACTTTATTTTATATATAAAAACCCCGCAAAAGCGGGTTTATAAGTTAGTTGACCTTGATGTCACTCTTATCACAATATCATCATTTTTACGATCGTAAAGCGCTTTATGTGACTTTTTCTATGTATCGATCCATTTCTAAGGAGACATCTAACATCATTAACATACCCTCTATTATCCCTTCTGCTTTTTGCAGTTTTTTTCCTATGTGAGTATCAGAACAATTGTGCTTGTTAGCCAGTTGCATAAATGTCATTCCGAATAAATAGTAATCGAGTAATAGGTCATGCATCCCACTATTCTTTTTATTTAATTGAGCCATGCAACTAGAAATAATTATTGCATCGTCTTCACAGCATTGAGGACGAGCTTTAACCTTGCTTGGTATTAATCCACTAAATCCCGCAGCAATCGAATACCATTGAACCGACTCAGTATTATCAGCCGCCCAAGCCCCCCATCGTTCTAATACCTGTTGAATATCACGCATTACGCCATTTCCTTATGTTGTCTTGAAAACACTAACTCTCTTACTTCACAGGCCTCTATTAACATGTCATTAAAATCGCCATTATCAGGCCATCTCACACTGACCGTTTCTACATCATTATTAGAAAGTAGGTTTTTATGTGCACATTCCATAGCGGCTGCATGCCCAGCAGCACTCCAATCCATATCTGTAAAGATAACAAGGTGAGTCACACCTTTCGGTGCTTTGAATTTTTTCATGAAGTTGGTATTGATAACCGACCAAGTATTGACACCATAGAGTTGCTTACAAGAAAGTGCCGTTTCGATACCTTCAGCAATGCCAAGTGTGTTATCAACAGGAAACATTCTTATCGCGACAGATTCTGCATACTCTAAATAATTATCTTCCTGCACAGCTGTCATTTTCTTCACAATATCAAGAGAGGCTTTTTTATCCCCTTGTAAATACGTTCTATGCAAGTAACAAAGTTGTCCTTTAGCATCAGTGGCTAATGACCAAATAGCTTGAAATTTGTCAGAACTATTACGAACAGGTTGATGATCACAATAACGAACGTTATCAAGTGGTAACTCAAAAACACCTCGATTATGTAAATACTGCATGGCGGGTGTATTTTTCAGTATTGATAATTTAGAATAACAGCCTGTAATGCGTTGGAATAAATTATTCTTATTTGTTTTACTTGGTAAAATAGCTTCTTTTTCTCGGTGATTACCAATCAAGACATCAATTTCATCTGCTAATGTTTTGAAGTCTTTGCCTTGTGTTCTTTCCAGTAATTGAAAGCCATTTCCCGAACCGCACGTGCAGATGTAAGTTCCTCGCCCGTCTTTATCATCAATACGAAATTTTCCTTTTTGCCCGCAAATAGGGCATTTCCCTTTAAAGTGCTTACGCCCCGTTATAGGAGGTAACCCATAATGTGCAAATATTTTTGCCCATTGCCCTTTTACGGCATCAATCGTATTCACAGTAAACCTCCTTGTTGTGGCTGGTGGCTAATTTGAGTACGTAAATTTTGAATATTGGCTTGTGCCTTCTTGCGAGATTTAGCAAAGGCAATTTGTTTGTACTTAATAAAGTTACTCACTTCGGGAGTGATTTCTTGTGGTGTGTTATGAAAGCCTCGTGGCCATACCCCAAATTTATCTTTAAAGGTATTAGCAACCCAACCATCACTTATCGGTTTACCCTGTGTCGCTCGTTGGTTCTGGTAGTATTTCAATTGAGACCACCAGCTTTGCTTATCTTCTCGGGTGTAAGTGCGCTCTTTTTTATTCAGTTTTTTGATGTTTCGGCTAGTATCAACATCGATATCTTCACCCACTAAAGGTTTAAACCCACATTTAGGGCAAACATAAACACCTGCAGGCTTCATGTAGTGGCAAGAAGAACATTCTTTCGGTTTCTTCTCTCGTTTTTCTTGCTCTCGGCTAGATGAAGATTCACTCATACCGTCATTTTTGGTGAGCAGTTCGTTATATTCAATGTCATCGGGATAACCTAAGCGGTGAACAGAACCAGAGTGATCGAAAATAAGGCAAGTCTCTTTTCCTGGTGCGGTACGTAATCCCCTTCCAATAGCCTGACACCAACGAATCTCTGATTTAGTTGGACGGGCGTAAATAATGCAACGGACATCACTATCAAAGCCGGCAATCAATGTTCCCACGCTCACAAGCACCTTGGTCGCGCCTTGCTCAAACCGATGAATAATGATCTGACGCTCATCATGTGGCGTATCTGCAGTGATCACCTCAGCATTCACACCTGCACGATTAAATTCGACGGTGACAAAATTGGCATGACTGACTGTGACGCAAAAGCAAATCGTAGGTAGGTTTCGACCATTCACCAACCAGTTATCAACAATATCCCCCACCAAATCAGCACCACTCATAATTTCAGCAATTTCAGCTTCTTTGTAATCACTGCCGAACTCTGCGTTGCTGGACGATTTTACTTTTGATAAGTCTGGTTTAGTTGGTGCATAGAACTCGTATGAGCTTAAATCACCACGCTTGATTAACTCTTTCATGGTGGTGGGCTTGATTAGTGTTTCGTAGTAATGACCAAGGAATGGCGCAAAAGGCGTACCGGACAAACCAATTACCTTGAATTCACTTTCACTGATCACTTCTAATATTTTCTTACGACGCAAATGCGCTTCATCGATTATGAGTAAATCAATGTTGTCTGGAAAATCTCTACGAATAATAGTATCTGCTGACGCTATCTGAATAAAACGGGTCGGATCGTAATTAGGATGATTACGCCATACATAGCTAATTTCTTCGGCTGGTAAGCCATACTCAATAAAACGACTGGCTGTTTGATCAATCAAAATTGTGTAAGGAACAAGAAACATCACTCTCATTCCACGCTGAACATGTCCATCAGTAATAAACGCAGCTAATGCCGTTTTTCCGCTTCCTGTTGGGCTATAAATCATGAATGTTCTATTTTGCTTCCATGCCTGACGTAACATCGTCAATCCGCGTTCCTGTGCAAAATTTGGTGTGATTGTTAACATCGGTTTCCTCATTTGATAATTAGCGCTGCCAAAGGAAGGGATTTATTTTTATTTCTTTGGACGTCTAAACGGCTATTGCTTTTTAACTCCTATAGAGATCTATATTTAAGATCTACTCACTCCCTTGGCTGTGCCTTCCCTAACACCCCTTTCAAAGATCACCCCCCTTTCCCCCCTAGAAAGTTTTCCCCTCTTCCCCAGAAAACAATCTAGACGGCTAAACGTCTTAACTTCCAATACCTCCTAAATTTAATTACTGCTAAATCGATAACGGCTTTGCTGTGTACCCTTGCATTGCCCTCTGATAACGCTTTATGAACTCTCTTAATCTGACGTTAGCTTCATGACGAGCTTTGTTGTCTTTACGGTAGGGAACTTGTTCTCGTTCCCATTCCGTTTGGTATACTTCTGAATATTTAACTAATGCCTTCTGCCTCACGCTTGGGCTTAACTTCGTAAGTTGTTCCTGAATCCACTTAGCATCATCAGGAAAGTAGTGATCAGGCATCGGCATATTGATTTGGTGCATGAGTTTCCCTTTCTGGTTTATTAGGAAAAACTTTAATTTCCTCGGCTCCCACCACTTCTCCATCAACATGAATAACAAAAATATTTCTTTTGTTTTTTAATGCTTTATTTATTGCACTTTGCTGAATACCAAATAAGTCAGCTACTTTTTTTTGCCCCAACTTTGAAACCAAAACCGATAATGGTATTTTTTCCATAAATGCTCCTCCTGAATTTATTATTACCGCTAATGATAATTAAATCAACACCGGAGGTGATTGTTTTTATCTCCGGAGGTGATATTATTAATTTATGAAAAAGAAACCTTTGACTGATGAACAAAAAGCAGACGCAATTCGCCTCAAATCCATATTTGAATCTAAGAAAAAAAACTTGGGATTATCACAAGAAGTTCTTGGGGAAATGTTGGGGATGGGGCAAAGCGCTGTTGCGCAAATATTGAATGGCGTTAATGCTATTAATCATGAGCATGTTGCAAAACTTGCAAAAATACTTGACGTTTCGGTAGAAGAAATAAGCCCATTTCTTGCAAAAGAAATTAGGGAGGTTTACCAACCTGTTTTATCTCACACAACACAAAGCTCTCAAAGTTTTCATCAATACCCATTGTTCACAAAAGTTCAGGCTGGTGCCTTCTCGACAGAATTTAATTCATACACAAAACAAGACGCAGTGTCGTGGATACCAACAGCCAAGAAAGCCAGCGAACGTTCTTTCTGGCTAGAGGTTGAAGGTCAATCAATGACCGCACCACCGGGAGGTAAGCCAAGTTTTCCAGAAGGAATGCTTATCTTGGTTGATCCTGAGGAAGAAGTAGAGTTCGGTGACTTCTGCGTTGCTCGTTTACTAAATGATGAGTTCACATTCAAACGACTGATTAGAGATGGTGGAGTTGAGTACCTAGAGCCATTAAACCCTCGTTTTGACCTGATCCCTATTAACGGGAACTGCACAATCATAGGTAAGGTAATCAAGTCACAATGGCCTGACGACACGTTTTAGGAGGAAATATGGCGTTTAACAATATTGAGATAGCAAATATTAGACGGTGTATGGAATTTTTCATGGAAAAACGCCGCCCAGCAGAGCACCTAAGGGATGAATTAGATTTACAGTATCGTATCGAGGACGACTCAGTAATTATCTTTGAAATTAGGCAACTAATATGGAGTGATGGCAGAGTAGAAGAACCTATAGCAAAAATCACACATAATAAATATTCGAATTCATGGTCTCTGCTTTGGATGGATAAAAATAGTAACTGGCACAACTGCGATGAAAAAATGTTAGGTAGTTTCTCTGACGCTATTAAGCTCGTCGAAGATGATGTACAAGGCTGCTTCTTTGGGTGACGACACGTTTTAGGGTGTGGTTGACAGAGCAACAGTAAAACTGAAATTTGGCTGACGCGATTTTAATAATTAATCATCAAATTAAACATGAGATGGCGATGAATAATGCTATAGCTATAAAATTCAATTACAACAAAGATAGAAAAGACCCTGAAGATATTCTCAATATTTTAACTGGTTACGTTAAGTTTTATAAAAGAATTGGATTGATATCATTATCATCAATTAACGAAAAAGATGATGCTGTTTTTGAGTTGGTTGGGCTACAAAATGGGTCGGCTATAGCATGGATTAAGTGCATAAAGGATAAGTGGGAAATCCTTATATTAAAATCAGCTACATCCTTAGCAGATAACATGCTTATAAAGTCTGAAGTTTCAACGAGAGATGATCTCGAGTCCTATTCTAATGTTATTTCTGAAACAATTATTAATAATTCAAATGAAAATATAAGAGTAGAACCATGTATAGATTTAGAGATGCTGGGTAAGACCTTATCTGATTATTCAGTTTTAAGCTCTCGCCTTCACGAAAATGAATCAGCTCTCATCGGAATGGGAGCCATGGGTGACACTGACTTTAGCGGTTTCAAAGAATTAAATAATAAATTTACTTTTAATGGAAATGTTGAAGATATTCTTTCCCATGCAATAAAACACCACAAAAGGGCATCTAAATTTCACGTAAATGTATTAGCCAACAAAGGGGATAACATATGGCGACTAGAAGAACTAGTAACTGAAAATGTATTTGCAGCAAAAGTTGCAAATAATGACTGGCTAGACAGTTATCAATCAGGGCTTATTTCTCCTATTGGCCCAAATGATTTGATGGAAGCGATTATCGAATATGATGAGATTATGCCGATAAAAGGAAAGAAAAAAGCGAAAAGTAAGTACAAAAATGCTAAAATAATAGAGGTTATTAATATCGAAAGAAATACAGGCACACAAGATGATCTCTTCCAAAAACGAGAATGAAGAAAAAAAATCGATGATGGCCGACATCTATGGAGAAGCTGTCTTCTTAATTATTCCTGTTATTGCACTAGTGATCATTACAGCTGTAAAAAACTCAATTTCAATTGAGGCGATTGTATCTTCTCTATTACTAACATCCGACTGGTCGATTATGTCATCGGTGATATTTGGACAATGTGCATACAAAGTGTCTAGAGTCGTAACCCTTCTAGGCTCAAAAACTGACGGGAGAAGGTATGCCTTCTATCTTGCTAGAAGGATATTTTTAATTACAATTTCCTTACTTGTTTATGCCTCTGTTACTTTTTCTCCTAACTTGTATCTTGGCGTGATTCAAGTAATCCTATTCTTTTTATCTATCTATTTTTTCTTTGTGGATAGCGCTGGAGCTTATATTTTACTTAATCGAAATAGTTTTAAATAACCCCAGCCCTCTCCGCGAGGGCTTTTTTGTGTCCTCTCCCCTCCAAAGAAGTGATCTTCATTCCAATCTGAGATTTATTTGAAAATAAATTCCTTTTAAATTCAATAAAATAACTTGCGGTAATGACAATTAATCACCCGCGGTGTTGACAACAAAATCACTAGCGGTGATACTTAATTGTAAATGATAACTGATAGAATTAATGAAGGATCATATATGACCAGTATATATTCTACCGCAATCCCTAATTTGCCGAAACCTGACATGCATACAGCCATAATGTTACCTATGTTCTTGTTTCGTTTCTGGACTAAAACTGAGCATCCAGAGAAAAAAGAAGTTATGGCCACCAGCGCTGAACAAGCTAAAGAGTTACTTGGTGGTAATGTAGTTTTCTCTGCACAATTTCCTTGCGAGGCTTAATTATGGCTCACGAACTCAATTTAGAAGCTGTTGCAAAAAAAAGCGACCAACTAAACGCCCTTTTATTCCAGCTCAACGCTGAGCGCATATCGGGTCAGCCTGAGATAGAAAGCTTAATTGGACTAGCTTACGAATTATCAGGTGATATTTCAGTCTGGTTAATTGAAGAAAATGCACAGAGAGATAATGATCATGGCAAAAGAAATAATTAATGTAGATAGCGGGAAAATGCTAGATACATTACATCGAGTAAAAGCATTCTTAATTTCAGCTCAGTTTCTTTCTCGTAATAGCGAAGAGCGAGCAATTCAACTTAGCTTATTATCTCAAGCAGAAGATGAAATCGATGAGGTTTTAAATGATGAATAACACTAAGTTAAAAGAATCCGCTTGTGATGAATTACTTTATGCAACTTCTATTTTAAATCTCATTATCAATGATAACGTAACACCTAGCGATAATATGTTTAATGCGATTGAATCAGCAGTAGCCAATATAGAAAGAGCTAAAGAAAGTGTATCGAATATTAATACTGATAAATCACCAAAGCCTATCGGTGAAATTAAAATCAGTGATAACGATACAATTGAAACGGCTGTCGGGTGCATTTTAAATACATTAGAAACTGCAATTAATTTAAAAGTCTCTGAAGAAAGCGGTCACATTAAAAATTACGATATTCAAATTACAAATTTAATCCAGTCAGCCAAATTAAATTTAGAAACTGTTTATGAAAAAGTAAGTTTCACGGAGGCTTAATGAATTTTGATGACTTAGTTACTCTTCCTGATTTAAGTAAATTAACAGAAGGTGAACTGGGTAACTTAAGAGGTAATTTAGATTTAGCTATCGATTCACTTGTTACAGGAATGAATATATTCGGTGAGTTTATGTTTTGGGCTGATGCTAATGAAAATTATCCCGATGGTAAAGATCATCTTGGGGATGTGGGATTATTTGTAAGTCAGCTATCGTCATTTATATCAATATTAAATGACAGACTTGGTGGAATTGAATACGAAATATCAAATCGAAAAATAAAAGGAACAAGAAAATGAGCAGACAACACGAAGCTATTGAGAAAGCAACTGATAATCAAATTACTATTGCCATGCGCCCTGTATATATTATTACAGGTGCTAATCGAGCTTACTTAAGTGAACGTTCAGCATTAAATAAGCTAGCAAACATTCTCACTGAGCGTGAATTTCACAAAAAAGGTATTGAAACTAACTACGAAGGTGAACAATGTGAACTTGAGAATGGCACAATCGCTTTCAAGCGTGGCGAACCTACCGAGCACTTTATGAAACACAAAGAAGCTAAATTATCAGAGCTTCATGAACGATTAAAGCAGGAGCGTAATATTGAACGCTTACAAAAAGAATATGCTAAAGCTGTAGAAAAATATGATGAGGCAGAAAAAGAAGCTGATAGATTATATTACGAATTAAATAATGCTTTAACCAATAAATAGAATATCTACGAAATAAAAATTAATTATAGCGTTCATGCTAGGGATTGCTGCGCTCTAAATCAGGAGTAAGCAACATGGATAAAGTTAATTTACTTGAAGTAAGAAGAAAGCGTTTTATCAACTCAGTGCTTATTTATATTAAACAAAATGGAAAGAAAGCTGAGTTTAAATCAAAGTTAAATAATAAAACTGTTATTACAGAAATTAGCTTTGAAAATTTAAATAATTTCTTCCGTGATGTCTATGAAGAAAAAGATTGCCGTCAACGTTGTAAGTGGAGTGATAAAGATATCTACAATACTTATGAATGGTTATATAACTTAAATGGCTCGATTTCTGATATGGGTAAATTCATGATTGATTATATTGTTGAGTATTTACCTCCTTACTTAAATGGAGAGGAATATAAATATCATGACGTATTCTGAATTCATGAAAAAAGGTAAGCAATTAGAGGGGAAAGGATTTTATAGACGCGCACTAGAGCAATATAACCAAGCTTTTATTATCGCAGATCCACCAGCCAAGGGTGCAATGAGTTATCAACAAAAAATAAGTAATCAATCATCTAAGCGTTGCTTAGATAAAGCCAAAATTAAAGTGACGGAAAGTTATTTATGAAACATGAAAATATGGCGGTAACTCAACTAATAGAAATTCTAAAAGAAAAAGTACCAGATTGTCCGACTTGGATGCTTGATGAATCTCGTATGAATTATGAAGCACTAACACATCAGGAACTAATGGAGTTCGCTGAATGCGCGGTTAAGCGCCAGCGTTATATTCAAGCCACAAAGTACCTTATTTACAGCAAGGATCGATTTGGCCTTGATCCCCACGGGAATTATCAGTTTTTTTATAAAAACTTTGGAGCCTACATGGATATTGAAGTGATTGAAACCTTACTAATTCATCAAATTGAGCGACCTTTATTAGAGGAAAATCCAGAGGAAAAATATATTGCCGTATGGCGTTTTTATACAAATAACGAAACTAGAGAAACTGAAACCGGTATTACATGGCTATTTGACTTCATAGATGACGTGTTTATTAAAGGCTTTCAATTTTTAAATACACCTTTATCAAATAACTCAGTTCACTAGGGAAAATATATGAATAACTTAATCACTATTAACAACACCCAAATGCCTGTTGCTGAATATAAAGGTCAGCGCATTGTTACTTTCTCAATGATTGACCTTGTACATGGTCGACCAGACGGTACGGCTCGCGCTGCTTTTAATCGCAATCGTGACCACTTTATTGAAGGTGTCGATTTCAATGAAGTAGGTTCGGACGTAATACGTACAGACCTACCTGAAGGGATATTTTCTAAATTTGCTCCTAGCGGCATCGTACTGTTTGAGTCTGGCTATCTCATGTTAACCAAACCATTCAATGATGATATTGCATGGCAAGTACAGCGCGAACTGGTTAATAGCTACTTTCGCCCACCGCAAACCGCTATTAGCGAATTAGAAATGATTGCCAGAATCGCCAGCCATAATGCCCAGCAACAACGTCAAATAAATCGTATTGATGAGAAAGTTGAACAGATGCATGAGACTGTCGAACAAATAAAACAAGGAACGATCCCTGTAGGTTGGATTGGTTACTCATTAGCGAAAACTAAATCGGGCATGACGATTGATAAATGCAAGACGCTTGCCAAGCAATACAGTGTCCGAAAAGACCAAATAACCGTTCTTACCCCAGAAGGCATGCCTAGGCCTATGGCTATCATTCATGAGGCTGACTTCATGGTAGCAATGAAACACATGATGGGCGAAGCAGAAAAACGCGGTACTCGTTGGTATCACCCGAAAATGGGACTATTTCAGGCAATTGGCTGGGAGGATAAATAATGATTATTCAAACGCATTTACTTCGTGCTGCTTTGGTTTGCGTGGCTAAACAAGATCCTCGTTACTATCTGCAAGGTGTTCATATTAGTAATAAATATCTTGAAGCAACTAATGGACATGTCGCTGTGCGTATGGAACATGGCATTAAGACACGCCGTGATGCAATACTTGAGTTCAGAGGCTCTATTCCTGCAAAAGCAAACACAACAGAAATTAAATTTACTGAAGAACCTTTTGCTATTCATCGCGACAAAAACGGTCATCGCGTGGGGTTCTCTGCACTTGTTTCACATAAAGGTGCGCGCTTCCCTAATTTAGATCTCGTCATCCCGACAGAATATGAACTTTGTTTACCTCATATGCAGGCTATTTACCTTACTTATCCTGAAAAGATGTTTAGTACTAGTCGCGGATGTCATCCTGTCTCATTTCATCCATCAGGAATGACCAAGCCTTGCCTATTAAAATTTAGTGACGTGATAAACGAAAAATACGGCAATCCGCAATTCGTTGTTATGCCATGCAGAGCTTGAGGTGAAAATGAAAATTGAATATATCTCCAGTGGAACGGGAAGCATGGCAAAGGTAGTTATTTTTTCCTTTATCACTGAACGAAGAAAACTAAATCGGTTAATTAATCGGGTATTACTTTTTACCCCCGTTCACGAGAACACTATCGGGTTCTTTTTTCGAGTCACCACTATTTATGGCAAACCGAATCACGTATTGCGAGCTTACAAAATTATTTGCAAGGAGGCAAAAAATGACAACTACAACTCGATACATTAAATGGAAAGAAATGATCCGGTTAACAGGAAAAAGCAAACCTACAATTTGGAGAATGTATGCAAAACGAAATGAGTTCCCCAAACCAGAAAGAACAAAAGGTGGTACGTTTTTAGGCTGGCCAGAACATGTCTATGAAGAGTGGGTTAGAAGTGAAAAACTGTAATGCTAACTTGACCCGTTACTTGACCCGCATCTCTTGCGGGTTTCTTTTTAAAATCTTATAAGCTATTGATTTGAAATGGTACGCCCTACAGGATTCGAACCTGTGACCTACGGCTTAGAAG